ACGCAGACATACAAAGGCTTACAATTCCAAACGATATACGCAAACGAGTTAGTCATATAATTACAGTATTGGCAAGGTTGTTTATTAACGCTTGTTTGCTTCATTAGTTATGTACCTGCCTAGCGTTATCCACATCTACCAACGTTATATCTAGCAACCCGCATCTAGTGCATTGTAGGCATTTAACGTTAGGTGGCAGGTGGTCAGAAACTACACGCTCTAGCTGCATAGTTTTAGCATTACTGCATTGTTTACAGTTAGTTTCAACGTAAAGCATAGTTTTTAACCCCATTATCTAATAATTATCGGTTTATAGAATTGCATATAGTTAGCAAGCTCTAGGCGTACTACTAGCTTTGTTAGATCATCTCTTACAAAATGGTTATGCACAATAGGCCTAAAGGGTTGCAGGGCCTCTACTGGCACTATAAATAGCCCGTCTGTAAACCTAAATACCAGCCGGTGAAAGGCGCTCTCTAAGTCCTTAAATAGCGGTAAAATGCTCATTTGTTGCAGCTTTGTATAGGCTACAAAGGTAGGCTGTTGATAAGAATAGTTACACCATAAAATCTCTAAATCGCCTATGTAAGTTTCATACCCGCCGCCCTGCATTTCGTTTATGTGGTAATCGGTAAAATAGTACTTAGGCGTAGCCGTCAATACCCACGGGTTAACCGTAGTTAAATACTCTGCTACCTTAGCTTCTCGCTCTAGCCCTAGCGCTGTTTGTCTAATTGGTTGCACGGTTAGCCCTCTCTGTATCACTAAGTAGCTCATCTGGTACAGGCTCGCGCTCTGCTACAGGGTCTAAATTACGCCCTGCCTCTAGTACTACCTCTGCGTGGTCATTGGGATCTAGCCATTTATCGCCATACTGCCTAAGCCAAATGGGGTCGCATTGTTTAGCTTTGACTTTCTCAGAGCATAGGTAACCTTTATAGGGCTTGCCTGTTTTATTAGATAGCCCTTCAATTAACACCCTATGGCCGTGTTTACATATTGGCGGCTCTGGCATTACCTCAGCCCCTAGTTTGGCTTTTAGGGCGCTTATGGACTCTGCCGCGGTAGGTATAGCACCGCCCGCCCCGCGTGTCTGTAATGGCGCTTGGATAGCCTCTACCTTCTCCATATCTTGACGCGTAGGCCTACCTGCACCGCCCGGGGTAAGCAAGCCAATAACGCGCCCATAGGCAGACGTTACGCAATTCTCTACCCAAAAATTGGCATTTACGCCGCGGTCTGACCTGACCTCTAATGCATAATCTATAGCGCTTGGCTTTTCATCTTCATAGTTTTTATAGGCCTCAGCTCTTACTAAAATATAACCGTTTTTTAGATCTATATCTTCTATGTAGGCTACAAGGCGTAAGCCCGGATACTCAGCCCGCGCTCTTTTTATGCGAGCGTTTACATCTTCGTAGCCGTCTAAAAAGCTCATTTGTTTACCTCTTTTAACGCCTTAGCTATATTGCGCCCTCTAAGGTAACCGTCACCGTGGCCTTCTCTATATCCCGTACGGTAAGCGCCAAGCATAAATAGCCCTACGATCAATACGGTTAATGTAATTACTGCTAAATCAGCTAACATAAATCACCCTTTGATAAGGCTGATAAAACTACTACACTAAGTAGCCCTCTCAGCGTGTAGTTAAAGTATGACCTATGCCTGCGACATATTGCTAGTTTTCTAGCGGCGTGTCTTTCTTTGTGTCTTTATCAGCCTTAGATTTAAGCCCATTACCGGCTAATACCCCGCCTAGAGCGCCCGTTAAAAATATAGCTAAAGTCTGTAACAGCTGTATAAAGTCCCTATCGTTTGGCGCTTGCTGGCCTATTGGCTGTGTTACAAATACCAGGGCATATACCGCGCCTGTAGTTATAGTTAAAAAGGTTACAGCTAACACAGCGCCTATAAAAAAAATGAGCCGGGCGTGTATGTCCTCGGGGCTTAATTTTATACGTTGTTTACTCATTAGGGGTTATAAGGTCCTCTGTACATACGCCTGTTGCTTTGCATTGAGGCGGGTTACACTCTGGCTTTTCCCAGTTTTCGTAGTTTTGGCACGGATACCTCACCCAGCCGTCATAGCCGCACCCTGCTAAGAGCATTGTAAGTACCATAGCCCCTAGCAGGGCTCGCACTACTTAGCGCCTATGCCGTATTGCTTTTCGTTAGGCTGTACCGCCTTAACTAAAGGCCCAATTAAGCCAGCGATAAAAGCGTTAGCCAATACTTTAGGATCTGTAATCCCAGACATATACAAAGCTGCAACGCTTGCTAGTGCCGCGCGGCCATAGCTGTATAACGCTGCCTCTATTTGTTTTTTATTCATTTACCTACCCTGCTCTGCCCTTTAGTCGGTTTGCCCTTTGCTCAACTTTAGTATGCGCTTAGCAGCTTTGTCTGCATTTATGGCTACCTCAAAGTGCATTTCATCTGCGCGTGTCCACTCGCCACCCCAAGCTAGCCCGTACTTTTTACATAAAGCCTTTAGCATTGGCACTTTTTCGGCTGGAAATGTACCGCGCTTAGTCAGCGGGTGTTTAGTAGCGTTTAGATCTATAGCTGTACCGCTACTATGGCAGCTAAGTTTACCTACTACGCCTCTTACATCTCTAAAGGCGTAACCCCACTCGTCCCACTCGCCTTCATCTATTGGCTCTATTAACGCGTGGAACTCAGCGGCAAAACCTATTAGCAAAGGTGCTACAGCCTCAGCGCATCTCAGCTTTCTATTAGTACCAGGCACGGGATAATTCTTAATACCGATTTCTGCCGGGTCTTTGCTGGCAGGCCAGCCGTTATAGCTTGTTAGCATAATCCTATTAGAGTGTTCCGCTTTCATCTGCTTCTGGGTTTTCTAGCCAGCGCAGATAGCGTTGATAGTCTGAGTTGGCAGGGTCATTAGGTATTCCTAATTCTGTGCCATCTTCAAAAGTTTTTATTATAGCAATAACTAAATCGCCTCTATCTGAAACTCTTTCTTCTACTCTATACATTAAATCTCCTATAACTCTGCCGAAAAAGTATGTTTGCCAGAATCAACAACATAAGCCTCACCAGTTACGGGAGTGCCAGATGTAGTTGCTGTTAAAACTATAATGTTTGCCCTATTTAGACTTACTGATGGAGAAGATAAAGTTCCACTACTACCAGCACCTCCGCCTTCATATAAAACCGAGCCTGTGTAGGTAACGCTTGGGCTTGTTCTCATTGTTGTAGCAACTGGAACGGAATATACTAAAGTAGTAGCATTAGACCTTCTGCCAAATCCAACTTGTTGCAACCCATCAGGCAACTCAAAATAATATCTCTGGCAAGCGGCTAACTCCCCAGCAAGTGTGCCACCAGCATACTCAAAAGAGGTGGCAGATGATCCTAACTCTAACTTAGCCTCGGCAATATACAGAAAATCACCAGCAGTTGTATCTGTTACATCTGACCAGACAAATAAAATTAAATTAGTAGTGCTGGCAGTATCAACCGCAGCCGATATAGAGTAAGTCGCATAAGAAGTAGTAAGGTTTAAGTTGGTTGGGCTGTTCTCATAAGTAGCGTTAGCAATTAAAGTAGGGTTTGTGCCTTCCGCGCCCCAAGCTGAAATAATGTCGCTAGTTACTGTGTCGGCAGTTCCAGACCAAGCTACTATGGCAGCCTTAACATTATCTAGTTTAGTTGTTGAGCTTACTTTAGCCTTAAAACTAAAGGTAACTGTGTTACCAACTAAACCTATTACATCTTTGTTTTCTATAATTGAAGCTATACCAAACTTTTTATTAACTGTTTCTACATCTAAGGCAATAGCAAATTGTCCGTTAGTTGGAACTGTTGTTGTGTTTTGGGTAACATCTATAACATCATTTGTGTCTGAAAGAATATACCAACGATCTAAAGTATAGGCATCATCATTGTTTGCGCCAGAAGCAAAAGTAGTTCCGCGTTGAGAAATAGCAAAACCACCATTTATTAAATAATTTTTATTTACAGCAGGTGAACCTGAAGTATCTATATTTGTCCAAGTTGCCCCAGTATATTTATAAATAGCATCATCACTCTTTAAGTAAGCAATTTGTCCCTCTTGAGGCAAGGTTATAGCTGCATCTCTAGCCGCTGCATCTGCAAAAACTAAAACGCCTTGCATTAAATAGCCGTTAGTGTCTGCCGCGGTCAGTACCTCACCTGTATTAAAGGTCTTAAACCCTAAGCCCGCTGCCATTAGTCCCCCTTAGTAGCTAAGTACGCCTGTGTCTAATTCTGAGAAGTCTAGTATAAAGCCGTCTATTATCGGCTCTAGTGTGGTTAGTGTCGTTTTCCAGCTGTTAGGCGTAATTGCCATAGCTACGCCAAACACTTGTAAAGTCTTAGTTAAAGTAGATGAGCCAGGCTGATTTGTAGTAATAGTTATAGGGTCAAAGAAATCTAGGTCTAGGGCGGCGATTATGCCGGCATTATAGTTATCTGTGTATAAATCTAGGGTAATGGCATCACATCTTATAGACGTTTCTTTTCTGCTAGCTACATAGGCTTGAGCATAATCTAGGGCTACGGCATCTGTCTGCATTAGTAAGTTTTGCTGGTTATAGCTGTGTGTAAAGTATTTATCTATGCTTGGTTGATCTATGGCTAGCTGCGTAGTGCCGCCGGTACGGGTAATGCTAGCTGCGTTATATACCAACGTATCATCTAGCCGCCATAGGGCATTAAAGTAGCCTATATTAGTGCCGTTATCGTTAAACACGGTAGGTGTGCCGCCTATGCTAGCCGTGGTTACGTTTCTATCTTGAAATACAAATGAGCCGGTAGCATCTACATAAAGCGCCCCATACTCACTTAAAGTAACTGTTTGCATAGCTGCAAGGCTGGTACGGGCCGTGCCGGGATCTGCCTGCAAAGTAGTTAGCCCGGCATCTACATCACGCATAGAACTAGGCCAACCTATTTCATCTAAAATCTGGTTAATGCGTGTGCCGGATAAATCGCCTGCGCTAGCCCCTGTTACTGTAGCTATTTGTGCATTTTGGGCAAGTCTAAACGCATCTACCGCCGTTATTGTGGTATAAACAACGTCATTAGCATTTTTAGGCGTAGTAGTAGTGTAGCTAGTAATAAAGCCGCTAAATATAGGGTAAGTAACGCCGCTGTAAGTAGCTGATATAGCTACCTTACGCATTGGATCTAGCAGACCAAAATAAGGGCCGCTAGGGTTTTGTGGGTTAAAATCACCGTTTTGGTCTACTATTCTTAAAGTTAGTGTACCTGTTTGGAATTGGTCGGCCTGTGGGTTACGGCCTCTGTTAGTTTGTATTGTATCTACTACGTCAGACACATCTACAATTACTGCCGCGCTATCGCTTAATATGTTTGTATCTAATATGCCCTCACCTAAAATCATAGCTTGGGCAAAACTAGGGCCAGTACTAAAGTTAATAATAGCGTTTATTACTGGTAGGGTCATAGCCCACCGGTATAACGCAACGGGTCACCTTTACGCTCTAGGTCTAATATAGCTCTTTGTACAGCTAGGCTTATTGTGTCCTCACTACCTACTACGCCTGCGTTTACGTTTACGGTTATGTTATCTGCCATACGGAAGCGGGCAGGGTCAAATGTAGAGCCCGCGCTTATACCGGGTGTATCAAATACGCCCATAGCTCTTAGCCTTGCTTGCTCATCACCTAGAGCATTTAGCGCGTTAGTACTTATAGCATCTGTAAGCGTATCTATCTGTTCTTTTAGTAAAAAGTTAATACCCGTGCCTGTGCTAGTAGCTAAACGCAAGCTAGTTAGTGTTGCTATTTCTTCGGCTATTTTGCTAGTAGTTGTAGCAGCTGAGGCCGGGTTAAATGGGTTTTGTAC